CTACATCCGCCATCACACTCAGGCGAAAGAGGTGGATGAGCATGAGTTTTTCTACTCGCAGGAGACCGGTGGCACCATCGTGTCGAGCGCCCTTAAGCTGATGGATGAGGTGGTGAAGGAGCGCTACGACCCGGCGCAGTGGAACATCTACGCCGCCCAGGCATCGGATGGCGATAACTGGGCGGATGACTCGCCCCTGTGTCATGAAATTCTGGCGAAGAAGATCCTGCCGGTGGTGCGCTACTACAGTTACATTGAAATTACCCGTCGCGCCCACCAGACGCTGTGGCGAGAGTATGAGCATCTGCAAGCGATGTTCGATAACTTTGCGATGCAGCACATTCGAGACCAGGATGACATCTATCCGGTCTTCCGGGAACTGTTCCAGAAGCAGAGTTCTACAACCTCCAATTAAATGTTATTAATCAGCCAGTTAACTATGTTTTTCTGGCTGATTTTATTGCATTTTTATCCTTAATTTTCACTATATTTTTCATTCGCTTAGCTTTTATTTTGGGGAATGCGATTTTTAAGAAGTGCTTATGCAAAACTTCCTTTAAGCTTTAGAATGACCATCATGCGATGGAGGTAAAATCCTATCGAGCCCACCAAAACTACACAAAAAAAACCAGCCGCTTATGGCTGGTTTTTTGCCTTCAATGACGTAGGGTGAAACTCTACCTATATTGCAGGGCAATCATCATCTAATGCTCGGTTGATGAAAAACGTCACTCTGCCCAAAACTTCTACCTCTTCCAGAGCGGTTCCCTCAATCGCTTCACCATCATCAGTTATGAGCGCCCTGTCCATCAGCTTGGCAAACTGCGTATGACCGTCGCAAAGGATAAGTAACACATTTCCAGGTGTCTTGTTCACTACAGGTTCGATAATCGCAAACCCCAAATCAGTTTCGAGTACACGACTATCGGCACCCATGTTGCACAATACTTCGGGAGTGATCTGGCGCTCGACGTAATCGGAAGCGGGTGATGCAAACCCCATTACAAGACCCTCCCCATATTGCGCAGGATCCAGTACCTGTTATCGCTGTTGTCAGTGGTTTTGTCGGCGAAGTCAGGCTGGTAACGCTCTATCTAGGAGTTAGCATCAGATCGGGTGAAGTGCCAATTGAAAACCCGCAACTTCTCAATGAAGACATCTGTGCTCAGATAGCGATAACCCTTGGGATTGAGCTGTATGGCCGCAACGAAGGCGGTGTGTATATCTGCTGTGCGTGGCATAATTACCTCACAAAATAACTGTATGTATATACAGTATCGTTAATTATGAGGGTCGATCAAGTTTCACAGTGGTGCTAAACTTGAGGCCTTTCAGAATTTACTGATTTATATAATGTTAAAGTTATTCGCCAAGTACACATCAATAGGTGTTATCAACACAATCATTCATTGGGTTGTGTTTGCTGTTTGCATTTATGCGTTTCACTCAGGGCAAGCTCTTGGAAACTTCGCCGGGTTCGTCGTGGCGGTGTCATTCAGCTTCTTTGCAAACGCTAGGTTCACGTTTAAGTCTTCCACCACAACCATGCGTTACTTGCTCTACGTTGGATTTATGGGCTCGCTGAGCGCAGCTGTTGGTTGGGCTGCCGATAAGTCCGGTATGGCGCCGATTGTGACTCTCATTCTCTTCTCCGCCATCAGTCTGGTGTGCGGTTTTATTTATTCAAAGTTCATTGTCTTTAGGGATGCGAAATGAAAATTTCTCTGGTCGTTCCCGTCTTCAACGAAGAAGACGCGATACCTATTTTTTATAAAACGGTTCGGGAATTTGAAGGGCTACAGCAGCATGAAGTTGAGATAGTCTTCATCAATGATGGCAGCAAAGACACTACAGAATCAATCATCAACACGCTTGCTGTTGCCGATCCGCTTGTTGTTCCTCTGTCATTCACAAGAAACTTTGGCAAAGAACCCGCTCTGTTTGCTGGACTTGATCACGCTACCGGCGAAGCGATTATCCCGATTGACGTTGACTTGCAGGATCCAATAGAAGTGATTCCGCACCTAATAGAAAAATGGCAGGCAGGGGCTGATATGGTGCTGGCTAAGCGCTCCGATCGCTCAACTGATGGTCGGCTGAAGCGAAAGACCGCTGAATGGTTCTATAAGCTGCATAATAAAATAAGCAATCCGCAAATTGAAGAGAACGTTGGAGATTTTCGTCTGATGTCTCGCGAGATTGTCGAAAATATCAAGCTTTTACCAGAGCGTAATCTTTTCATGAAAGGTGTGCTTAGCTGGGTTGGCGGCCGTACCGATGTTGTCGAATATGCCCGCGCCGAGCGTATTGCCGGCAGCACAAAATTCAACGGATGGAAGTTGTGGAATTTGGCACTCGAAGGAATAACCAGCTTCTCAACGTTCCCTCTACGCATTTGGACATACATCGGCCTTCTCGTTGCTGGAGTTGCATTCCTATACGGAGCCTGGATGATTATTGACACGCTTGCATTTGGTAATGCTGTCAGAGGTTATCCTTCCCTTCTCGTTTCCATACTATTCCTTGGTGGAGTTCAGCTAATAGGCATTGGTGTTTTAGGTGAGTATATTGGAAGGATTTATGTAGAAGCAAAGCAACGCCCAAGATATATAAAAAAGATTAGTAAATTAAATGGAGAAGGTAATGAATAATTTAATTAGGAATAACTGGTGCAAGTTTGCTTTATTCATTTTTGCATTTATTTTGATATGGCTTAGGAGGCCAGACATACTTACAAACGCACAATTTTGGGCAGAGGATTCAGTTTTTTGGTACAAGGACGCATATGAAAACGGATTTATTAATTCACTAACAACCCCTAGGAATGGATATTTCCAGACCGTATCTACATTTATAGTGGGTTTGACCACCTTATTAAATCCAGATTATGCACCTTTTGTTGCCAATTTCTTTGGAATAATATTCCGCGCGATAATTATATGGTTTTTATTCACAGAAAGATTTAATTTCCTAGGGTTAACAACTAGAGCTTTCTTATCTGTTTATTTGGTTTGTATGCCTGGATTAAGTGAAGTCCATGCCAATATAACCAATGCACATTGGTACTTATCATTATATGTATCAATGATATTAGTAGCTCGAAACCCCAATACAAAATTATGGAAGGCTCATGATATATTCTTCATCATTTTATCTGGACTAAGTGGTCCATTTATAATATTCATTCTAGCATCTACGCTCTTCAAATTTATAAATGATTTCAAAGATCAGATTAGCGTAAAATCTTTCATAAAATTTTACCTGCAACAACCATACATATTAATGATTATTTGCGCTTTGGTTCAGGGCGTGTCTATAATTCTTACGTTCAATGGTACTCGTTCAGCAGCCCCACTAGGATTCAGTTTTGATGTAATTTCATCTATCATATCATCAAATATATTTCTATTTACATTTGCCCCATGGGATATTGCAAGGGCTGGTTGGGATAATTTACTACTATCATATTTTTTAGCCGTGTCACTTTTGGCTTGCACGACCTTTGTCTTTGTAAAAGGCACATGGAAAATGAAGGTATTTGCAACCTTACCATTACTAATTATAATATTTTCAATGGCAAAGCCACAGTTGACAGATTCTGCGCCTCAATTACCGACCCTTATTAATGGACAAGGTTCAAGATATTTCGTCAATATACATATTGCTATCTTTTCTTTAATCTGTGTTTACTTGCTTGAGTGCGTAAAGGGGAAGGTGACGGTTTTATTTTTCAAATTATACTTGTCGGTTTTGCTATTCGTGATGGGGTGCTTGAATTTTGTAATCACCCCACTACCAGACATGAACTGGAAGGAGGGAGCTACATTGATTAACAATGCAAACACAGGCGATGTGCTTTCTATTCAGGTTCTACCACCTGGGCTAACACTTGAGTTAAGAAAGAAATAAATTCAACACTATTTTAGATAGGAAAAATCGAATATGAATATATCTTAAAAAAATGAAATGCAAGCAGAGGCCTACAATTGGCGATTAGAGAATACGTCAATGAATGATTTCTAATATTAGAAACAACATTCATCTTGTATCTTATTAAGCACTTGTATGTAGGCCTTTGCAGTCTTTTAATTAGTTTGCTTAAACTTTTCAACCATAACGGGTTACCTTTTATTCTACCAGTTTGTACTTATAAATAAACCATATATAATTCGCCTATAATTATCAACTGCATCACTAGGGTCTATTGAAAGTGAGAATACAGCGCCATCACCTATGCCATCATAGTCATTGGTCATGCGCCCTGAAAATCTAAATGCAGATCCAGCAGTAACTCCTGTAGTATATCTGAGGGTTTCTGTATACCCTCCATCTGAGGTTGAATATACTTCAAAAGAGGCTGGCTTTAGTAATGGATTACCGTAATTCTCGAAGACAGCGAATCCAGTGAAAAACTTCAATAAACTCTTAGTTGTGACCAATCTACTAAATGTTTTATTAAAGCCTATCCCAGAAATGTCGACCCCTGCTGATGTCGTTCTCAAGGGGGTTTCTGAAGGCCCGGTCAATAATCTTACAGGAGCTGCGCCACCGCCAAGCCAATTATCAATCGTATTTAGGGGGTCCTTATAGGTCTGTATGGCATTTAGGCAACCTAAAGGATATTGAACCCTACCAGATACGCCTCCTACGCCTCCAAACAGGATCGGTTCAGTTCTTAATATCTCACCTTTATCGGCGTGATTTACAAGCTCTTTCACCAAGCCTTGGTACTTTACTTCTTTTGCAAGTGTGGTTGTGAATCCATTATCCCAGCAGAATGCTGCGAAATCTCCATTGCCTGTTTTCCCGAATATCCTGGCGGCAGCTACAATCTGATCAACATCAAAACAATATGACCCATGAATACCTTCCACCGGATTTGTTTCGAATTGAGAGAAAGTTTGCACAACAGGAATGATACGCGCAGAACCCGTTACCATCATGCAGCCGCCTAAATCAGTCCTCATTTTTCCAAGGTCTTTATCAACCCTTTCTTGAAGAGACCCTGAGGCATAGTACATGCTGTAACTATCTACAAGAAAAACATCATAGTTTCTTGAGAATTTATATTCCCAAGGCGTATTGACCCACATGTAATTTACTGAAAATAGCTTCTTGTTCGTTAGTCCTCTCAAGGTTGAAATCATTTGGTCCTGGTCGGCAACGCTGATTCCTCTACTGGCTGGTTCGTCAACTACGCTATATCCAATGCAGTTTGAAAAACTGTCACACCTCCCAACAATCTCTGATACTGTTCCCTGTCCATGGCTAGATTCAATATTCGTGTTGATAACCACATTCAATCCAGCGGATAGGCAGTTATTCAGTAGCTTAGGCATAGTTCCGTCTATGTCGACAGTGCCATTATTATCAAAATAGCAGTAATGAATGACGGTGTTAAATCCCAAGGATTTTATTCTCAACATTTCGCAAAAGTCGTATGCTGTACCTACGTATATACCACGGAAAAATGCATTATTAGGCATAGCATAAGTTGAGGTAACAACAGCATTTGGTATGCTTGTTCTTTGCAGATTGAGGGTTAGTTCTCCAACATACCTTTGACCTTTAGTGTTTATTATTTTAGTGACTTTATACTGCTTGCCCTTGATACCTTTTACTTCTTTTCCAGTATCAAATGCAGCCTGGATAGCGTCTGACCAGTCATCAGCAACTACAAGGTTGGCGAAATCTTCGATGTAAGCATATACGTCAGTTCGCTTGTTAAGCTTGTCTACATCGGTCTGTTTCGCAGCCCCATTTACTAAATCAACACCGCCTGGAGCAGCTAGAGCAGTGCGCAACGAGGCATCACCAACACCGACCCATGCACCTGGAGAAACGCCACCAGAGCTATCAGGGGTTGAGTTAGCAGGTACGGTTTTTGGAAGTACGCCATCCCAGCGATAATACTCACCATCTCCATCTGGTAACATCCAGCGAAGTGCCTGATCAGCTCGAGTTATGCTTTCTCCAGACTGAAAGGAATCCATCAACTCCCAGCCCATGGAGGATAACTTTTCCTGATAGCGCTTCTCCATTCCATGCCATGTTAATCGCTCAACACCGAATCGGTCTTTCCACTGCTCATTGTCCTGATCGTTAGAAAGATGATCAAAGTTTTCAGCGTTATCGTATAAATCTTTTGCAGCAGCAGACCCCAGCGGATTGCCGGTGTTATAAGTCGTCATATGGGCCTCATAAACGAAAAATCCGCCGAAGCGGGTTGTTTTGATATGGATTAAGCTACATTGCCGGGGTAGGAGGCATTGTCATACTGATAGAATGAGTCGCGATATTCTTTGGCTGTGACCTGGCACGTTCCGTCAGATTGCGGCGCAATCTCTGAGATTAACGCGCTATACCCAACGCGTGATGACTCGCAGAAAATAAGGCGTGGAGGTTCAATTGCCGGGTCATTAAGGATAATACCGCTGAACTCAGGCTGTTCAGGAACTGTTAATTCATAATCGCTGACCTTTGTAACAACCAACAAACCAGAAGCTGAACCATCCTGATATCGTATCAGTGCCCGAGGATTGCTGAAATCCCAGTTAATCTTTTCAGAAACGGAGATTGTTGTCACTCCTCCAGAACTGGATATGTCTTCTATCAGCGTGCTGATAGTCTTGCTTCCAGGTATATCGTCAGTGAACACGATGCGGTCACCGACGTTGTAGCAAAGAGCGTCAAGCTCTGTGGTAGTGGTATGTGTAAGTCTCTGCTGCCTGTATTTCATCAGGCGACGCATACCTATCTGATAAGCACGGTCCTGATCCAAAACTCCGTCTAAGGTATAGTCCTCAATTTTTACAGGAGTTGGATTACCAGGAGTCCTGCACTGCACAGTCTCCTCAGCCCATGTTGTGCCGTTGATGTAAGTCACATCTGAATCGCCACGGATAATCTAGACACTTCCGAGCCGTTGATAAT